GGGTTTGTTCCCCGCCCCGCCCCCCGCCGCCTCAGTCAAAAAAGGATAAGGAGGTTCTGACCCCCAGGTCAGACGATCCGGGCCATGACGGCCTTGACGTAGTCGACCGAGAGGTTCTTGGCGACCGCCTCTCCGTTCATGAGGCCGAATCCGGCCGAGAGCGGGACCCCGACAGGGAAACCCGTAGCGACTTCGCCCTGGGCCAAGACGATCCCGGCGTCCGTGAAGATGAACCAGCGGACCGTCCCGGCGCCGTCGTAATGGATGCCGAAGATCGCGTAGGTCGCGTTGACCGCGTCGATCAGGGTGTCCACATCGATGACGACCGTCGAGTCCTCGACGCCGAAGAAGATGCTGGCCGCGCCGTCATCCTTGTGGAAATAGACGCCGTGAGCCGTGCTGCCGCCCAGGTATTCCAGGTCGACCAGGCCGAAGAAGAAGTCCGACTGGACGACGTCGTTGATCTTGAACCGGCCCTCCAGGTAGACCGGAAATCCGGCCTGAAGGATGAAGCTCAGGGGCGACAGATACTGCGTCTTGTCGTTGTCGGCCGCGGCGTTCGTGATCAGGAGGATCCCATTCGCTCCGCTCGTGACGACGTTCGTCCCGGCGCCGGTCTTCGAGACCGTCCAGACCCCGGAGGCCGCTTCCAGGAAGTGGTCCTCGAGGCGGACCGCGCTTCGCAGGTCGACATAGTTCTTGATGACGTCCCACTTGTCGTGGTTGATGTGCGTGTTCAGGGGGTAGAGGTCCATGAGATAAAGCTCCGGGACCGTCCCTCCCAACCCGTAATGCGGGAAGTGTTCGTTATCCATTGGCTCCCTCCAGAAGCGAAACAAGATCGGCTTTCTTCATATGCATGAAGTTGGCCTTGGCTTTCCGCCGTGCCGCGAGGGTCCGAAGTTCATTGATTTTGAGCTTCCGATAATCCGACAATTTGAGTCGAGGCCGTTCACCTCCGAGCGGTTCCTGGACTTCGACTGTCAATAGCGGGAATTTCGAAAGCTCGATCAAAGCGAGATCTCCGGTCACCTCCCGGGTTTCGCGGGCGGCGATGTGGACGTTTCCGATGCAGGTGGGAAACTCCCGGGTCGGTCCCCAATTCGTGACAAGGGCGCGCATCGGCTATTCAGTCCGGATTAGCAGTTGTGCTCGAGGCAGCGGATCAGAACGACGGCGTTCGGATTCTCGAGGGCCAGATCGACCCGCATCGAGTAGAAGATGTAGGTCGCCTCGTCCTCGGGCGCGCGCTTGCTCTCGAGTTTGATGTCCCGCTGGATCCCGACGATCAGGTTCCCCTTCGGGGTGAGCAGGACGTCCGTATAGTTCCCGGCGCCGAGGATTCCGTCGGTCGAAGGCGTGGCCGTCGGATCGCCGAGAGTCGTCGGCATGAGCGGGCAGTCCAGGATCGGGACCCGTCCGTACTGGGGAGTCATCTCCCCCTTGAACACGGCGTCCCCGATGGCCGTCGACCGCGCGCTTAGGGCTCCAAGATAATCCTGGGTCACGAGGTCGCTGTTGAGGAAGCTCATGTTCTTGAGCCCGTTTTGGGTTTTGTACTTGGAGGGCATGTTCTTGAGGGCCTGGTGGTACTTGAATTCCCAATTGTAGGGCTGGGTCGTGGCCTGTTCCGCGATCAGGCCGTCCATCGAAAAGTCGGAGCCCGACGTCCCGCCTTCGCAGGCGTTCAGGATGTGGGGCTCGCCGGCGACCGCGTTGTAATAGGCCCCGCCGATCGAGGAGTGGGTGATGCGGTACCGCCAGCCGTCCCACATGCCGCGGATGTCGTCGACCGGGAAGCCGTTGAGGCCGTGGGTCTCGGAGATCCAAAAGGCTTCCTCCAGCTCGTTGGCGATCTTCGCCGTGATGATCTTCATGAGCTGGTTCTTGTAGGCGTCGGCCGTGATCCCGACCGGCAGGTCCTCGAGGTCGTCGTCGAAGACGGTGATCGCCCCTCGGACCTTCTGGGTCGTCAGGGTGATCTTCGAGGAGACCCATTGCTTCTTGTACTTGGTCTCGTTGAATTGGGCTCCGGGATAGAGGAAGTGCCCGCTGCCGAAGCCGATCGCCCGGATCAGCTTCTGGGGCTTGCCCATGCGTTCGATGCGGGCGTAGTCCTTCATGACCGACTCGTCGACCATGTAGTCGATGAAGCGGTCCGCCTCCTCCTCCGTGAGCGTGATCGTCGGGAGGGAGATGAGGTTGTACCCCTTCTCCATCTTGAACCGCTCGAGCAGTTTCTTGGTCGTATTCATGGTTTCGATACTCCTGTTGAGTTTGCTGGGTTAGCCGCCGTAAAGACTTTTTCCGCCCTTAGTCGGCGTCGTCCTCGGGCCCGCCGAGGGAAGGCCACAAAGGCCCTTCGACCTTCTTGATCGGCTTGCCGTCCTTGTCGAGTTCGGGCTCGTCGCTCTTGTCGCCATCCTGGCCCTTGATGCTCTTGGAGATCCCCCGGCTCTTTTTCAGGGCCGCGTTTTCGTCCTCGAGCTTCTTGAGCCGCGCCTCGATGGCGTCGTCCTTGTCCTTGGCGGCCTTCTCGAGCGCCGCCTTGGCGTCGACCTGGGCCTTCTCGCCGGCCTTGATGACGGCGATCAGCGCCTCGGGCTTGCCCTCGTACTTCTGCAGGGCCGGGTCCGCCCCATCGCCCGCGATCATCGCGTCCAGGATGTCCTGGGCCTTGGTCATCCCGTCCTCGATCATGGTCTTGAGCTTCACCAGCTCGGCCTTCGTGGCCTTGCTCAGGCGAGCTCCGACTTTTTCGAGGGTGACGTCTTCGCCCCCGCCATCGGACTTGTGAGCCGCGACCGGAGCCGCGGCGGTTGTGGCGCCCCGGGCCAGGGTCTGGATGGCCGCGAGGACATCCTTGGGCATTTCGTCCGCATACTTCCCGAGCAGGCCGACCGCCATTTTGAGGGCCTTTTGGGCTTCCTCGGACATAGCGCCCGCCTTCTCGAGCTCCTCGGCCGTCAGCTCGAGGCCGATCGACTTCAGGATTTCGATGAGTTTGTCCATGGTGTGCTTCCTTTTGATGATAGAGAATTTTTTACGGTTCGCGGCGGCATCGACCAGGCTGATCTCTTCCACCTCGATGTCCGTTAGCTTTCGAGCCATGCAGGGGCTCCTCTCTCGTCGTTTCGGGATTCCCCCTGCAGGTTGCCGGCGGGTGATCCGGCTGCGTCCTCGAAGGCTCAACGTCGCGGCGCCGCGTCATTGCGACCGGCCCGCATCTTGACCGTCAGGTCCAGCGGTCCTTGTTCGGCTCCAAAATAGGGCCGATCTATACCGATGTCAAGGAATATTTTTTTGGGAGGCCGACGTCAGTCTGCTTTTTTGGTCCAAACCGCCGCGGCCTTCCGCGCGGTCCCGCCCATGGAGAAGCCCGTGAGCTTTCCGCTCTGGACTTCCCCCCAAATCTCGGGATCCGTGACCTTGATCATCATCCACCACGAGCCGGCTTTAATGATCTCTGTCCCTTTTTTCATGTCGGCTTCGGGTTGGAAGCTCTCCAGGATCGGGAAATAATGGGCCGTCCCTTTGTGCATGACCTTGATCCGATTCGGATTTTTGGCGTAGCGTTCCATGAAGGAATACATCGCCGCGGTGATCTCGGCGGCCGTGGTCATGTCGCCCTGGGTATCGACGGCGTTCGGTTCGTAGATGATCCCCCCGCAGATCTGCTGGGCGGCATCGACTTTCCGGATCTGGAAGACGAGGCGCTTCGAGAACCAGGCCCGCTTCTCCGTGCCCTCTGCCTTTTTGAATTCGGGCGGCTCCTTCTCAAATTCCGCATAATGGGATTTCAGGTGGTCATAGATCCCGGATCTGTCGGCGACCGGGACGGAGATCTGGGTGCGTCCGCCCTGAAGGGCCGCCATCGCAGCCGCGACGCCCCGCCAGACCGCCTTCAGACCGTCGGCGTGGTGATGGGGCAGCTTGTAACTCCCTTTGTTGTCCGGAGCTGCAGGATCGACCCATGCACAGATCTTCGCCAGCGTCTCGACGTCGGCAGCCGCGACCTCGGCGCCAGCGTCCCAGGCCTCAGCCTCCGGAGCCGTCCCATAATCGTGATAGGGGATGACGCCGGCCGCGGCTTTCCCAAAAGGCTTGGGGGCATGAGCCTCGGCCCAGGTCTTCGCCTTCTCCTCCGTCCATTTGTTCTTGTCGAAGAGGTAGGCCTGGATGTGGGTCGTCCCGCTATTGTCGGCGGTAAGGTTCCCGATGACGGCTTTGATCCCAAGATCTGCCGAGAGATCGATTATCCGAAACGAATCTTGGGCGAAATCGGCGGGATCCGTGATGCGGACCCGGACGTATGCATCGGTCGTCCGGGCCTCGAATTTGTGCATTTTCACCATCTTACGGGCTTCGATTGCTCCATCTGCCCAGGCCGCCTCCTCCTCGATCAGATCGAGAACATGTTGAGATGATGGCAGGGTCCGCTTTTTGATATGGCTATCGACCCAGGCTTGGGCGGCTTCCATCGTCCATTTCGTTTTGTCGAAAAGGTAGGTTGCGATCTGGTGATCGGTCACATCCTCGAGGGCTTTGATCCCCTGGGCCTCGCTCAGGATGATCGTCCGGATTTCATGACCCGCCGGGATGGCCCGGACCGGGATCCGGCGCAGGGTCATGGTCGTTTCGGGTTTGGCGATGACTTCCTGAGCCGCCTTGTCCGCGCGGAGCCGGTCTCGGAATGTCGTCTCTTTCATCAGTTCGATATTTTCTTTCGTGTCCATGGATGCCTCCCGTTTTTCGGTTTGAATATCATCTTGCGGGATGTTCTCACCAGACCCGCCAGGATTTCCTTCATCGATCGCCAAGGCCGAGGGATCGATCTTTTCGATCGGATCCTCATCCTTGCCCTTGCCCAACTCGACCGCCGGATCCGGACCGCCGCCGGGTGAGTTCGGCTTATTGCAGATGCCGCCGACCGGCTCCTCGTCGCCGCAGATAATACATCGGGGATGGCCATTCGGATGCGTCCACTTCGCGGGCTCGAATTTGTGTACGCCTTTGGCTTTCGCGCTCTTTGCGCTCTCTCGGATGACGGCGCTCTCGGCTTCGAAGCTCGCTTTTTCCGCCGGCGTCAGGGCTTTCCCGATCTCGAATTCAGCGTTCCCGTCGCCTCCGTTGCCGGGTACGATTTTATTCGTCGGTTTGGGCCGGAGGACTAGGTCGAAGACCGGCATATGGCTTCTGCCACAGCCGGCGTGTTCGTAGGCAACCTGGATATCCTTCCCCGTTTCCTGCAGGGCCTTGGCCAGGCAGGCTTCGAGGGTCGCCGAGCTGTAGAAGATCCCGCGGTCTGTCCTTCCCGCCTTGATGACCACCTGGACGGCCGAGGCCTCCCGGGGATTTTTAATGAAGTCCCCGGTGATCGCCACGTAATCGTTCGCCAGCACGATGTCGCCGAGCCCGGGAACATCCAGGCTCCAGAGCCCCTTCCGGACGACCCGGTCTTTCACCAGGCGATCGATCTCGCGTTCGCCCGAAATCGGAAGTCCGCGGCGAGTCATCTCAACCCGGAGCTCGACGTACCGGCTCAAGAAATCGCATTTCGCCATTCCGCGGATTTGATCTGTCGCCGGGTCATGGAAGAATCGATCGAAAAGCTGGACGAAGCGGAAACGAAAATCTCGCAGCTCTCCATCATCCATGGCCTTGAAGGTCTCGGCCTTCGCTTCTTCGATGAGGTGTTTAAATTTGGCCGGCATCCCCTCCCCCTTCCCCTCGAGGGATCTCTTCTCCCATTTTCAGACCTTCCATGAAATCGCAGGTCGAGACCGCCGAGCATCGGAGGATTGTCAACCAGCCGTGCTTCTTCCACCAGCAGCAAGCCTGCTTTTCAAAAAGCGGGGATCCACATTCCGGACATTTTCGATTTGGATCGGCCGGCCCGATCCGTCCCTGGAGTTCGATATGCTCCCGGGCGAGTTTCAGGATATAGGCGGCGATGGCTTCCGGCTTCAGGTGGTGCTCATAATAATCTCGGCCAGCCTCCTCGACTGTCTTGCGATCG